GGACCAAATTGTAGTCTCCCCTAAACGAAGTTGAAAGTTTTCTGCTTTTTCAAATGGTAAATATGCTCCGCTTTGAATTTCTCCTGTAAAATATTTAATAGTATCATCTATAAATAAATCAGGACTTTTAATTTTTCTATACTCTTCACTATCACGAACAAAAAAATAATTTTTTATTTTATCTTCATTCACCATTAATTCTTTAACTTTTTCTTCTAATGACATAAATCGTAAGCTCCTTTAATACGTGAGTATGCAAGTATTAATCTTTGCTTATCAGTTTCATTTAAAATTTTGCCTTTAGACAAATCCATTGCTGCTAATGTACATAATAAAATTTCATTAGATAATGATGTTAATACAGCATAAGGATTAAAAGCACGTTTAATAGGTTTATATTCACTTTCTAATTTATTAGGAAATAAATCATCAAATGATATTCCAACAGCATCTAATATTTCATTAGTAGGGCAGCCTGAAAAACAATGAATTAGTATTCTGCCGTCCTTAGTATATTTGATACCAACAGATGGTGATTTATCATCATGTGCAGGGCATAAACATTGCCACTGGTCAGTTCCTGATTTATATACTCTTTGAAACTTTGAAAGTATTTCATTAATTTCCATATAATCTCCTTTATATGTTTTAATTTAATTTAATATTATTTAATGTAATATTATCTAATATTATTTAATATTATATTATATAGCATGTAATATGTATATAATTTTTATATAATTATTATATTTATTCTTCAAACCATGTCTTTAAATCATCTAAACTGCTGATTATAAAAGGAACACTTTTATGTAATCTAAATGCAATCTTTCTTGTGTCAGGTAATTGGCCATCTTTACCTGTTTCAGACGCTAAACACCATAATTCAAATAAAGTTGCCTTCTGTGTGTCTGATAATTCATGCCAATCTGGGTCGTTTAATATGTCACGGCCATATACTTTAAACCAAATCATAGAGCTTTTATTTTTAAAATGTTGGAATTTACTCCAGTTACGAACTTTTTTCATATAATCTCCCAATTACATATGTTTTAATATTTGCTCTTTAATCCATTTAGAACCACCTAATTGTTTTAAAAATGTTTTTAATTCTAATGGTAATGTAATTTTAATACCAACAGTTTTAATAATGCTTTTTGGTCTTCCAGCACCAGGTCTCTTGCCGCCACGTTGATTTTTTTTCATAATTCCCCTTTCAAGAATAAATCTATTATATATTATATTTTTGAAAAAAAGTACTTTCTTTTTTAAATTACTTAGTATATGATTAAGAAACTTAATAAATCAAAGGCTATATATGCACTCAAATTTTCATGATGTTGTTGACTTCCATAACAAATACGGTTTAGTTTATATTGGTAAAGCAAGGCCATTAGACAAAGATACCCAAGCATATCGCGTGCATTTTTTAGAAGAAGAGCTAAAAGAATTTATTCAAAGTGCTAATTTAGATGATACGGTTGGTATGGCAGACGCATTAATTGACATTGTATATGTGGCAATGGGAACAGCATATATGATGGGGTTGCCTTGGCAAAAATTATGGAATGAAGTACATACTACTAATATGAATAAAGTACGTGCAACAAATAGTGAACAATCAAAACGTAAAAATTCATTAGATGTTATTAAACCGGAAGGCTGGCAACCACCAAACTTAAAAGCAATTCTTGATGAACAATAATATGACGTATCAACAGCAATATAAAAAATTAGTTAAAGACATATTAGCAATGCCTAATATTCCTAATGACCGTACAAAACAAACTATACAACGTTATAACGGAACTATTGTATTAAGGCATGATAATTATGGCATACCAATTGTTGGTGGCCGCAAAGCATATTTACATAGCGGAGCTGCTGAATGTGCATGGTTTTTAATGGGAACAAAAAATTGTGATTGGTTAAATAAGCATACAGGTATGTGGAAACAATGGCAAGTTAATAATGAAGTAACTGCTGGATATGGATATAGATGGCGTAATGCCTTAGGTTATGACCAAATAGAAGCGGCTATCAATAATTTAAAAAAAGATAAAACAACACGCCGTATTTGGATTAGCTCATGGGACCCAAAAGATGATTGCAATTTAAATGCTATTAATGTACCTTGTCCTGTTGGGTTTTATATTGATATAACAAATAAAAAATTAAATATGAGTGTAGTAATGCGCAGCAGTGATGTTGCTGTAGGGTTAGTATATGACACTATTACATTTAGATGTTTGCAAGCTGTTATTGCTGCTTCTTTAAAAATTGATATAGGGTTTTTAGAATTTATTTTAATTAATGCACATATATATCAAAACCAAAAAGCAACAATTACAGAATTATTAAAAACAAATAATTTAAATGTTGAAATTAATATTCCACTATTAGAATGGCCATTAGATAAAGTATTAAAAAACCCAGATAGTTTTGTAAATAATTATAAAAAAATGCAACTATTAGTTCCTTTTCCTGCTATTAAAATGGAAGTTGCTATATGACAGATTGGGACAAAAGGTTTTTAAATATTGCTAAAGAAGTTAGCACCTGGAGCAAAGACCCGGATGCCAAAGTGGGGGCTGTAATTGTATCTAAAAGTCGTAGAATATTAAGCATAGGGTACAATGGATTACCGGCAGCAATGCCTGATACTGATGAATATTTAAATTCAGATAATAAATTAGATTATATAATTCATGCTGAAATGAATAGCATTTATAATGCAGGACTTGCTGGGGTGTCTCTTAAAAATTCTACAATATATGTATATGGCAGGCAAGTATGCCATGAATGTATGAAGGGATTAATACAAGCAGGTATATCTAATATTGTTACTTATTCAACAGAATCAAGCCAAAAATGGCAAAAAAGCTGGGAAATTGCTCAAAATTTAGCTAAATTTGCTAATATTTCTATTAAAAATCAATAACTTATAAAATAATTAATTATTTTGAAAAAAAGTGTTTACTTTTCATAATTACAAATGTACAATGATTTTACAGTTAATTAATACCTGGAGAATATAAATGACAAATTATGCAATATATTTTAATAATAAACAAATTGGTTCAATATATAAAACTGGTAGTTTTAATTATATAGATGGTGAAGCCGGTTATGGATGGAGAACATTAACTCAACAAGGTAAAGGCGACCATAATTCTTTTGAAAAAGCAAAAAAAGCATTTTTTAAACAAACTAAATTTAATCCAATAGAAATAGAAATTAAGGAGATTGCATAATGAAAATTAAAACAATGATTGTAACTGCAATAGCATTTTGGGCTTATGTATGGCTTTGTTTACATATTATGGGTAAGTTAGCAGGGGCAATATAATGGAACGACATTTAGATTATGATGAGTATTTAGACCAACAAGAATTTTGGCGTCAAAAAGAACTTGAAGAGCAGCATCAATTAGAACAACAGGAAAAACATGATGACTAAATACTTATGGTTTTTTCTTTTTATATTTTGGGGGTATGTAATATGGCGAATGATTTAGAAGAGGTAGCAGATATTCTTAAACAATTAAATGACGAACTTAAATTAGATAACGATAAATGGGAGAAAAAACAAAATGAGTCAACAACAACATTACGACCAAGTGCAAATGCAACAACATCAACAGGAAGTAATAAACACTTTAAAATTAGTAACAGGAGAGAAACTGATGGACTATAAGGAACTACGCAAGATTAATGTATCGGACCATATTGAGAAAAAGAATGGTCTATCATATCTGTCATGGGCTTGGGCGGTTGACACCTTGCTACAGCAAGACCCAATTGCCACATGGACTTATGGGGAGCCTAAACAGTTTGGTGAAACACTTATGGTATTTTGTACTGTAGCAGCATTTGGTAAAACAATGACGGCACAATTACCTGTATTAGACTATCGTAATAAAGCAATTATTAATCCAGATGCTATGTCTGTTAATACTGCTATGCAAAGATGTTTAGCTAAAGCCATTGCATTACATGGTATTGGTTTATATATTTATTCCGGAGAAGATTTACCTGAATCTGAAATTAAAGAAGTTGAACAATTAACTGAAGAGCAATTAGAAATTGCTAAAAATAATTTAGAAGAAGCTGCTAAACGCGGTGAACTTAAACAAGCATTTTTTAAATTAACTCCAATAGCGCAGGAAAAATTACGCGAATTTGCTAATGAACTTAAGAAATCTGCATGAGTCATTTAAAAGATAATAGACGTCATAATATTATTACGGCTAGTAATGCTTGGGCTGCAGTTTATGAAAGGCAAAAACTATGGCGTCAAATGACTTTACGTGAACCGCCTTTTGAAGGTAATGAAATGACTCAATGGGGAATCGATAATGAACCATTAGCATTAAGTGCATTTGAAAAAGAAATGGATGAAATTTGTTTGCCAGGGAATAAATTAATGGTACATGATACATTACCATTTGGGGCATCCCCTGACGCGTATTTAGATAATGGCACAGTTGTAGAATTAAAATGCCCATATTCACAGGAATATTATGATGTTATGCCGCCGCGTTATTATTTTCAAATACAAATGCAAATGCTAGTATGCAATCAAAATATGGCTTGGTTCGGTGTTTGGACACCTAATGGTATTAGGATACAAAATATTACATATAATAAAAAATGGGAAGATTGGTATATCCCATTAGCATTAGAATTTATGCAATACGTTAATGATGACGTAGAGCCTAAACGTTGGACAAAAAAACCTATTTTTAACATAGAGGAGTAAAGTATGGCGCAATATGACAATACAAATACATTTGCATTATTTATTAATGACAAAGGAGAAAATCCTAAACGCCCGGATTGGAGTGGCACAGCAAATCTTAATGGCGTTGAATTTAGATTATCTGGATGGAAACGAGAAAGTGCTCGTGGCGAATTTATTTCTGGGCAAATACAAACAAAAGAAATAAAAAATGCAGAATATGGCAAACCTGCTGTAGAAGGTTTAGAAGAGGATGTGCCCTTTTAAGGCGCATCCCCAGCTAAAAAAATAATTACTTATTCATAACGTACATAGTTACTTCAAAGCCAAAACGCATTTCTGTAACTGCTGGAGTTGTCCACATAGTATTTCCTTTTATAAATATATTATGCTTAATTGCACAATATAATAAGATTATACTAAATATACATTATAAATAATAATGCAAATTTACTAATTATTACTAATAGAAATGCTTAATTATTATGGATATTAATACATTAGATTTATATATGAGTTGTTATGCACATGCAGCATATCATGAAGCATCAACGCAACAAGAAATTATTGGTGTATTTAATGTTATACGTAACCGTGTTAAAAGTAAAAACTATGGAAATGACCCGTGTGAAGTTGTATACGCTAATTCGCAATTCCAAGGCATAACAGATGTAAACCATAAAGAGGTTGATAATAAAAGATATTTACAAATAAAATATACAGCAATAGATGCTATTTATCTTAATAAAATTAAAAACCCAATAGGTAATAAACTACATTTTTATGATGATAGTATTAACACTCCGGTTGGTTGGAAAAATTGTAATATTAAAATAGGAAGGTTGGTGTTTTGTGACTGAACCAGTAGCATGGCTTTATCAAGAATTTTGTGTTAAATCAGGGGACCTAAAGAAGTCTTACCTATGGTCATTTCATCCAAATCAGCTTTCATATTTGAATGATTTAAAAAATACAACTCATCATATAAAAATAATTCCTTTGTTTCCTGGTGAACCTGTAGAAGAATATAAAGGATTATCTAAATATGATAGTAAACGCCTTGTAGAGGCTAATAATGGATTATAAATGGAAAGGTACCGCTGAATTAATTGTTGGTATTATTATTGGAGCAGTAATTACATGGGGAATTATGGAATATAAATGTACTGTTAAACAATACAGTATGAATTTAAAATGTATTCAAGGTGAATTATACGAAGAAATTAGACCTAATATCTTTGCTAAAAGTCACTTAGAATGTTTTGAACAAACTAAACTATAGGAGAAAATATGTATACGCAAATTGATGATTTAAAACATGCTAATTTAATTAAAGAGTATTTAGAACAAAACCCCACAGCAACCCGTGCGGATTTAACTACTGCTTTAAGATTTAATCATAGAAGATTAATACAATTAAATAAAATAGGGGCAATTATACTACCTGCGGTTACCCCAATGGGGCAAAGAAATAAGGTAAAAACTGATAGATTATAATACACTTTTTATCATTTATATGATAATATAATTATATTACAATTAATAAAGGCTTATTTTATGACAAACATTAATAATATTTTAGATGAACGCGGCAATCGTTATGGCGATTTTTCATCAAATGCAACAACAACACAATTAATAAAACAAGCAATTAACCTTGGTGATACTACCGATAAGTTATCGTTTTATCAACGTGAAGCATTAGAAATGATTGCTCATAAAATAAGCCGCATTGTAAATGGCAATGCTAATTATATGGATTCATGGATTGATATTGTAGGTTATGCACAATTAGTAATTGATAAATTACAACGTGATAAAGATGAAATTCAAGAATTAGTTAATACTTTTGAAGATGACATTATATCTAGTCATATTGATGAAGACAATAATGATATGCAAACTACTGCTTTTTTAGAAAGACTTGAGGATTTAGATGACTAAAATATATTGGATATTTATTGTAGTAATGGTTGCATTAGCTATTTTTTGGACTGAAGAAGTATTTAGCCAAACAACTACTATATTAGCCCCGGACGGTTCTGTAACCGTTTGTCAAGTTGGCTCTAATGGGATAATTATTTGTGTCTAATGGAATGAGAAACCAAATGGCCCGTCATACTGACTTTGGCTTTTTAAAAGGATTATTTGAAGATAGCCCTAAAATTATGCCATCTAATTTAGATATGATATATGGCATTAATAATAAGTTTTTATTGGGGGAATGGAAGCGTGATAATGAAGAAATTTCAGAAGGTCAAAAAATACTTCTTAAAGCTTTATCAAAAGAACCTAATTTTACTGTAATGCTTATTAATGGATATTCAGATAATACAGGTATTCATATTTCAAAATATTATCAAATATCACAAACATCACTTATTTATCTTGGAAATTCAATAGATAGTCTTAAAGATTACATTCAAACTTGGTATAAACTAGCAAAACGTATTTAAAACGCACGCCAAACGCACGCCGTGAGCCATAGAGACGTTTTTGTTGCAAATTGATATACATCTATAGGGCATGTTAAAATAATGCCTTTAAGGCAGCTTATTTTAGGTCAAATAGCATTTTTAAATAGGCTTTTAATGGTTCTAACTCAGTTTTACGTTTTTCGCCTATTTTAAATAGCCATTCACGTCTAAAATTAATATCTTTTGTTAATAACCATTTTGCTTCACAATATAATCTATAGTTACTACTATAATTATCTACTACTTCACCATTAGGTAAAATAATATCAGTCATCTAATGCAGGTACCTCTGAATAAATAGCATCAACTGTA